GGGGGTTCAAAACAAGCGGTAGAATTCAAATGTTCGACGAAGTTTAACACTCTCAATGTACGCCTCCCCAGGGAGGTCTATAGTCGTAATTACTGTCAGTATCGGTATATGCCGACCCCCCTTTATCAGGGTACGGCAACAAGCATTGTCGAAAATGTTTTGTACGATAGTGTGAACTTGCCTGTGAGCGTTCCGTTGACGATTACGGGTCGTGTACTTTACATGACGGGGAATGGAACTGCTTACGGGATTATCTATGTCAAGAATCCTAACGGAATAGTTGTTGATCGCAATATTTCTTATTCAAGCGGTCTTTATAAAATCGGTACGGAGTGTGGTTACTTCGGCGGCTTACCCACTTGTGACCATACAAAGGAGTGTGCTGACGGGTGTGTAGCACATAATAATGTGCTGCGGTTTGGGGCGCAGCCGGGTATTCCACGAAGACGACCCTATACAATGTAATGGAAGAAAAGGATCTACAAGAATTGTTAAAATTTAAGGATTTTAAATTCAGGGGCCGAAACAAGGGGGGAATTGATTGTTTCGGATTTTTTTTAGAATGTTGTAAGCGTATGGGAATGGATGTTCCAGACTATGTTTATACTGAACAGAATGCAGCCAAACTTTTATTGAGGGAATACCATAAGTATTTTGAGAGGGTTGATTCTCCCCTGGTTGGAGATGCAATTCTTTTTCATAGTGAGATTATCCATATCGGAATTTATTTAGGAAACGGTCAATTTGTCCATTTCAGAAAAGAGGATGGTGCAAGAGTTGACTACCTCTACCATGGGCCATGGTTCGGTCAAGTCCGTGGTTTTTTTCATTATATAGGTTCAAATGCCCAAGGTTCTGTATAAGCCAAACATTATCGAGGCCAAGGAACTGGCCTGCTATTTGACAGCTTCTACGATCAGGGAAGCCATAGATAGAATGGCAGAACTTTATCCCGAGTTTGCCAAGATTTTAGAAATGGGAGGATATGACTGTTTTATAGTTTCCGTGAATGATCTTGAAATCCCCAAAGATATGTGGGCGGCTTATCCAGTTAGTGAACGGGATGAAATTGTTTTATCGCACGAAATAGGGTTTGTGGGTTTATTAGGCAGCATGCTTGGCATTTATGGAACACTTGCGACTACCTTATCCTATGTTATGATTAGTCTAATTATTAATGTTGCCATTTATGCCCTTAATTACTTCACACGTCCCGATCCTCCGAAATTAAGCGGGGGCAATGATTTTACCAGCACCAGCCCGACTTATGCTTGGTCTGGTATTGTTACGACACATGACGTTGATATACCTATCCCCGTGGGATATGGTAAACACCGACTTGGTGGTAATGTCATCAACCATTTTATTTCGACAGAAGGAGACAAGAATTACTGGAATGTACTGATTGCTCTATGCCATGGTCCAATTGGCGGTATTTGGAAGGCCGATGGTTCGGGACTCTGCCAAAGTACTGAAGATATAATTCAGAATCCCACGGCTGCACAAATGAGCCAATCTGGTTTATCGGTATGGAATCCAGACCTACTTTTTAATAACAATGTCGATGATCAGGCTTTTCATACTAACAATGCCACAAGCGGATCTTATATGCGTATCGATCTCGGTGCGGGCAATAGCAGGGCCTATCGGGCTGCACGATTGTATGCGAAAGCTTCCAATGCCCTGTGGAATGCCTCAATGCATGTTCTTGAAGTACCAGAATCAAATATACCAGGGGCCAGTATAAACTATGCTATCTGGGACATACAATATGCCGATGATCCCGGGGGATCATGGACGACTATAGGAACCATAGGACCATGTACCTCTGGTCTGACAAGTGAAGCAACCTGGGCCGATGTCGGTGCACATCGTTGTTGGCAATTTGTAATCAATAATGGTCCTGTGTCCTCTGGAGCGTGGATTTCCGAACTCTGCATGTTGACTGATTTGATTGACATTCCCGATATTCTGGTAAATGGGAATCCATTTATAAACTATAGTAATATTGGATGGGATTTCAGAATCGGTACTTTAGACCAGACACAAATTGAAGGTTTTGATGCCACTTATACTATTTTCTCGCTTTCTGGAGTGAAATTAACCCAGACTGGATATATTTATACTACGACCGATATAGTGGAAGCTATCGAATTAAAATTGACCTGTCCGGGTGGGCTTTGGAAAATGGATGGTGCGGGGAATATCTTAGAAAATAGTGTTACCTATAATGTGAAGTTCAGGCTCTATGGAACCGAGGATTGGACAGATGATGGGGATTATACCATTGCGGATAAATCAAAAACTGCTCTATACCGATACTATAAAAGGGCTGGCATAAATGGTAGATATGATTTTAAAATTACAAGGGTTTCCCCGGAGGAGTTTGGTTTCAGGGCTTCGTCCGATCTATATCTAATGAGTGTTTCGGAAATTGTATATGAAAGTTTAGCCTATCCAGGCATTGCTCTTTTTGCTGCCAAGATATTAGCGACCGAGTACTTACAGGGAGAACTGCCAAACTTCCAGATTCTATGCGATTTAAAAACCGTAATGGTCCCCAAACTAACTTACGGGGGGATTGTTGTTGAATACGATAATACATATTGGAACCCGATTTCCGAAACCTATGTTTATGCGAATTGGGATAGCAATGGGCATTGGGTTTCCGATATTGGAACTTGCACCAATACCGGAGATTGGGTAGCCCAAACGACTAAAAATCCTATCTGGAATACTCAAGACCTGATCCAGAACAGGAGATATGGTCATGGTGAATATATCAATCTTGAAACAGTGGATATTGAGCGTCACAAACTGGAAGCCCAATATGCCCATGAACTTGTCCGTACCGATGGGGTGGCCGATGTTTGGGAGCATCGTTTTGAAATGGATGGGGTAATTGATGGGCAATCCTCTTCCGTTGACCTGATGGCTCAGGTGGCCTCAACATATGATGGTGTTCCATTATGGGTAGATGGAACCTATAAAATTATTTTAGACCGTCCACAAATTCCTGCAAAAATGTTAAATATGGGTAATATTGTCAAGGATAGTTTTAAATGGGCTTTTTATCCCCTCAGCCAGAGACCCAACGCCTTTGTTGCTTCCTTTCTTGATAAGACAAGTGATTATGCAAGGGATAATAGAGAAATTGTGGACACCCTTGTTTACACTAATAATATTCCCATACGTTCCCATAGTATTCATGTGCCTCTCGTGACAAGGGAAAGCCAAATCTTGAGACTTCTCAAGAAATTACTCAATGTTTCCAAATATAGAACCCAACTAATTGAGTTCAGCGGTGGCATTGATAGCATTGGTCTACAGGGGGGAGATACCTTCTATTTTTCACATGATGTTAATCAATGGTTAGTTGGGGGAAGGGTTCTTGCCATTACGGGAACCTCTCTTACCCTGGATCGTCCGGTAACAATTGACACGGGAACTTATAAAATTACGGTTCGCCTTCCAGATCCAGCCTATCCGGGCCGGGAAATGTTTGAAAGTCGGAACATTACCAATCCTCCTGGCACTTATGAGGTAGTGACCATAGAAAGTGCCTTCAGCGTTGTTCCAGTGGCCTGGGAGACACTTTATGTCTTCGGCCTATCCACTGATGTAATAAAACAGTTCAGGGCCTTGTCGTCCAGTTTTGACGAGAAAAGACAGGTATCTATTAAGGCGGTTGAGACTACCGATGCTATTTGGACGGGTTTGGGGGGGACCATCATTGATGTACCGACTCCACACCTTCCCGATGCCTTCCTCCCCCCAGGTGATGTAATTGATCTAATAATTGAAGAAACTGCGGATCGACCCGGGCTCAGGATTTCCTATAATAAGCCAGAGAATGATGCGACTTGGTATAGAACGGAGATTTTACTTTCGCTTGATGGTATCCATTATTTTACGATTAACCCGGGTTTTCAGGGAACCTCTTTTGAATATTTTGATGTTATGCCGGGAATGCAATACTATGTTAAGGTGGTATCCTTTTCCAAGATGAACGTATCGTCTTTAAATCCTCCAATTGGAACCGTGACGATATTGGGTATCGAAAATTGGGTTCCCGATATTGGGGGTTTGGAGCTTTTTGGACAGGGAAATGATCAGGAATGGAGAAATAGGGATGCCAAGTTTGCATGGAGACCGATTGCTCTGAGAAGTGGGGCTGGGGTTTTGGATGCGGATACGGAAAATCTCAACGCCGGTCAGGGTTATCCCGATGAGTTCTGGCAAAGTTATAAGATTGAAATGTGGGTTTCGGGAAATCTGGTCAGAACCGAATATGTCGCAGATCCCTACTATATTTATAGCCATGAAAAGAATGTTGAAGACAACGTAATAGCTTCCCCCACTATAACAATTAAGGTTTGGAACTATTCTATATTTAATGTTCTTTCGGTTAATCCTGCCATACT